GAAATCAGTATTTGTTAATGGCAAGGCAGGAGTTGGTCGAGGCGGTTCTTAATAAGTTCGCAAAGCGTGTAATTCAACAGGCGAAGCAAAATCTTACAAAGAAGAAAAAGAACGCATCCAAGGAACTTTACAACTCATTGGACTACGACCTATCCGTAGGCCCTAATTCGTTCTCCTTGACCTTTGAAATGGAGGACTACGGGGAATTTCAAGACAAGGGCGTAAGCGGTGTCAAGCGTAAGTACAACACACCGTACAAATACACCAACAAGATGCCTCCGCCCAAGGCGTTCGCTCAATGGGTAGTCCGCAAGGGCCTTCAAGGCATCCGAGACAAGCAGGGGCGTTTTGTCCCACGGAAGTCGATGCAATACTTGATAGCAAGAAGCGTGTACAACAACGGCATAAAGCCGAGTTACTTTTTTAGCAACCCCTTCAAGGTGAACTTTAATAAACTACCAAAGGAATTAATCGAAGCGTTTGGCCTTGGCCCAGACGACTTCCAAGCATTTACACGTAAATAATGTCAGCACCAGTAGCCACCTTTCCCGCCTCGTTACAGTTAACAAGGTCGCCTATCTTCATAACGCTAACCAAGGGGAGTGCCGTTAACGACGGCCTAGTTGACGCTACGCTTGTTCTGCGGGTGTTTACTGGCAGCAGCGCAACAAGCCCAACGGCTGACTACACGTTATTCAAGACAAGTATAGACGATGCGCCTATTACGTTTGAAATTAGCGACCTTATCCGTGAGGAAATTGCCTCGGTGTTAAAGAACGGAGCGATTAGCGACTGGGAGACAGCAACAACCGAGGTGGTGTGGTGCAAGTTTACTCTTTCGTCTAACTACGTGGATGCAGGCACGCCTGCGTCTGGTGTAATCCAAAGCAATCAGTCGTTCTTATGCTCCGATGGGTGGCTACCATTTACGCAGCAGTCGGGTGGTATTGTTGCTGGCGCTGGTCTGTTGACCAACCGCACTATGCAAGTTTACAGCGGATATGAGCAATCGCTTCCCGCTTTGTACGATACCAACACCGACCTTAACGGGGTTCTGTACAGTGTAAACGGAACGGACTATTTTTACGTTCTATCTGACGAGCTTGGCTTTGCCAACACCAGCACAGAATCCACGCAAAAGGTAATCTACATTCCCGCAGGCCCAGCAAGTATAGATTCATTCTTGGGTGTTGTACCAACCGAGGACTACACTATTTCCCTTATTAGCGATAGCGCAGCAGTCAACTACAAAGCACGGGTAGAAGCCGATGGCGGAACGTGCGAAGGATTCGCCTGCCTACGTGAGGCACTTGCCGAATTGGGTTACGAGGAAAACGCTACCGACTACAATTACGAGCTGGTCTGCGAACCAAAGTACACGCCAGTACGACTTACGTTTATTAACCGCTTTGGCGTTAGCGACTTTGTTACGTTCTTCAAGGTCTCAACAAGAAGCGGAGCCGTAACACGGGAAAGCTATATGCCGCAATTAAGCCAGCCCTTCAACGTGGCTCAACAAGTACAATATCGTAACTTTGACGTAAACAGCCGTGAAACGATTGTACTAAACACGGGATGGGTGGACGAGAACTACGACGACGTTATTCGTGAAATCCTTATGAGCGAAAAATGCTCTATAAATTACGAGGGCGTAGAGTTCACCGTTAACCCACAAGATACTGGAATCCAATACCTTAAGGAGGTTAACGACCGAAACATTAATTACACCTTGACGTTTGATATTGCTTGGGACATCCGAAATAACGCACGATGAGAAACAAGGTTACCATTTTTGTAGGCGAGCAAGAGCTTGACGTATTCCAAGACGAGGACATTACGATTAACCTATCGGTTCAAAACATTCAAGACATAAGCAAGGTCTTTACTGACTTTACGCAGGGGTTTAGCGTTCCCGCTTCGCCTCGTAACAATGCAATCTTTGAACACTACTACCGCACGGATATTGTTGGTGGTGCTGACTACCGATTAAGAGCCGATGGGCGCATTGAAATCAACGGGTTGGTATTTCGGTATGGCTCTATTGAATTGGAGGGCGTACAGATGCGCAAGAACGCTCCTTACGCTTATGATATTACGTTTTACGGATTGCTGGTTAACCTAACCGACATTTTCGGGGAGGACTACTTGTACGACCTTGAAGGGTTGTCGGCTTACAATTTAGATTATACACCAAACATTGTTTACGCTGGTTTGGTATCGCTCACGCTGGCTCCTATTGTATTCCCATTAATTACGGCAAAGGACGTTTGGTTTTACGATTCGAGCAATAACCACGACTCGAATAACATTCACTACCATAACCAAAACGAAACGCACGGGGTTCAATACTACGACCTAAAACCCGCTATTGAAATTAATAAAGTAGTCGAAGCCATAGAAGACAAATATGGAATTACTATTAACATAAGCGGGATTAACGACTACGACAAGTTGCATATATGGTGTCACCGAAACGCTGGGTATATGTACAAGGATTTGCCTACCTCAATGCCGTGGACGAAGGTGCTTGCGCCTGACCCATTTGCTCCCGTAACTACTGACTATTGGGATTATTCGGATAGTACGTTTAACCCAGTTGGCCCAACGGGTTCGGGTATAGTGTGGCAGTTCGTTATTGATATTGACGTAAACGGGTATGCAAGCGACTACATTATTGGGATATTTGTAGACGAGGTGCTTGTTGCTCAACAAACCCGAAACGGAGACGGGCAATGGACTTTTAACGATATAAACATAACAAACGGAAGCAAGGCGTATTTCGCTATTAAGCCCAGCACAAACGAATTAGTCACGCTTGACGTAGTAGAAGTGTTGGTTTCCGAAATGTATGGAGTTGACGTTTATGCAAATGCGTACAATTCCGCAAGTCAACAGATTTTCGGAAGTATTGACATTCCTTCTTTAATGCCAGAGCAAAAGGTTACTGACTTTTTGGCTTCGCTTTGCAAAATGTTTAATCTGGTAATTATTGCAGTAAGCGATACCGAGTTTGACCTTTTGCCTCTTGACGAATGGTATGGTGACGGCACGGACGTTGACTTGTCGCAATACTTTGACATAACAGAAAGCCAAGTAGAACGCCCGCAGTTGTACAAGCAAATAAATTTCAAGTATAACGAAACGGGGGCGATTACAGGCGAAGAATACCGCCTTACAAATGACGTGGGTTACGGTGACCTTCGTTCTAATTTCGTTTTTGACACGGACGAAGAATTGGCGGTAGAGCCGCAGTTCGACCAGATGCTCTTTACACGGCTTACCGACCAAGATACGGGCGACCTAACAAAATTGCTGGCGGGATATGCAGTAACACGTGAACTGGAAACTTATTTAGGGCAGCCGTTTATATTTTATGTAGATAGTCCAATAACCATTAACCCTGCGGTCTTGGCGTTTGTTGACCCTACGGAAACAATTATTAGCGGGCATAAGTCGGTGTCAATTACGCAAGTAGTTTACGCTAACGCATCGAATCAAAATTTTAATGCTGCGTCTACCTACTCCTTGAACTACGGGGCAGACATCGACCCGTACCTATTGCAGTCGGTAAACAACTCGCTTTACAACACCTACTGGAGCGACTATATTACGGACTTGTACAACCCAAGCCGTAGATTAGTGCGGGTTCCTGCGATTTTGCCACTTGGCAAGATTCTAAACTTCGACCTAAAAAATAAGTTAATCTGGAACGGCCAGAGGTGGTTGGTTAACAACGTAACGATAAACCTTACGACAGGACGAGCCGAGTTTGAGTTATTAAACAATGTATGAGGGATAGCTATTTAGGTTACTTGGTAGAGGTGCTTAACAACGAACCACTACTGGGCGTATCGCACGAAGTGGAAATTGCAAAAGGCACTTACAAGCTCACGGAAGACAAAATAGAGGAAAAACTGAAGATATGGCGGTTGTCGAAACTGTAAAGATTGAGGGCGATGGTTCTGGCTTGGAGGATAGCATTAAAGGGCTAAACAAAGAGGCGGGCAAACTCCGAGACACCATCGAGGAAGTAGGCAAGACCACCAAAACCGCCTTTGACAAAGCCGAGAAGTCCGTTGAGGGCGTTCAAAGGGAGGTTGAGAAGACCAACAGCTCTTTCAAGGAATTAGCCAATAGCGCAAAGAGTATCGCCCTTGTTTCAGTTGCCCTTGATGCGGCTACCGAGGCATTTGCTGCCAACCAAGCCGTAGTCGATATTTTTAACACCGCACTCGGAGCAGTTCAATTAACCGTATCTAGGATTATTGATAGTTTCACCAAAGGCACGGCCTTAAACTTGGGTACAGTTATTTCGGACGCTTCCGAGGTTGTGCAACTGGAGAAAGAAGCAGCACGAGCAGCGGCTCAACGAACAGCGGTACAATTAGAATACCAGTTGTTGGCCGAGCAGGCAAGGCAGGTTCGTGACGACGAGCAAAAGAGCATTGAGGATAGAATAGAGGCCAATTCACTAGTTAGCGACATCCTAACCGAACAACTTGCAAAAGAGAAGGAATTGGTACAGGCATCTGTTGCTGCGGCAGAAGCACAATTTTCCAAGTTGCCAAGCATTGAGAACGAGGTTGCCTTGATTCAGGCACGAACCGAATTAGTGGACATCGAGGAACGAGTTGCAGGGCAGCGGTCGGAGTTCCTTATGAACCAGATGGCATTAAACCGAGAGCAACAGACGTACAACGAATTGCTCTTGAAGAATGGCGAAATAATCGAAGGTGAGCAATCTGTAATTATTCAATTTAGCGAGAATCGCAGAACGGCACTCGAAGACGAATACAATGCCCAAACAAAAATCCTCGATATTGAAATAGCAATAGCAAAGGCACGTCTTGATGCAGCAGCAGAGGGAACCGTTGCCCAGCAAGAGGCGTACGAAGCATATTTACAACTAACAAGGGATAAGGGAGTATTAGACGCAGAGTACGCAAGGAATAGCAAGGAACTCGACAAGGAGGTTGCTTCCGCTCGCTTCCAAATGGCAAAGGATGGTTTGTCGGCCATTAGTCAACTATCTGCGGCATTTGCTGGTGAGGACGAGGAATCCAAAAAGAAGCAGTTTGAGTTCCAAAAAAAGCTATCCCTTGCTTCTGCGGTCGTTAGTGGTATTGAAGCCGTACAGAACGCATACAAGACCGCACAAGCGTCTCCGTACACTATTGCCTTTCCTGCGTACCCATTTGTACAAGCAGGCCTTGCGGCAGCATTTAGCGGAGCGCAAATTGCAGCAATCGCACGAAGCCAATTTGAATCGCCAGAAACAGGCAGTACCGACTACGGAGGTGGCTCGTCTGCTGCTCCTTCAGCACCAAGCGCACCGCAGTTTAACGTCGTTGGTCGTAGCGGTATAAACCAGTTAGCAGAATCGGTTAACGCAGTAAACAATCGCCCCGTCCGTGCCTACGTCGTGGCGGGTGAGGTTACTTCACAACAGAACTTAAATAGACGCAGAGCAAGAACCGCAACTTTTGGATAAGATGAAAGTAATTGAGCTGGTATTGGAAGATACCGAAGGACTAAACGGCATTAATGCCATAAGCATCGTTGAGCATCCCGCTATTGAGGAAAACTTTATCACGTTGTCGAAAGAACACGAAGTACAGTTCGCCAAACAAGACGAGGAGAAGCGAATCCTTATGGGCGCAGCTTTGATTCCCAACAAGACCATCTACCGCAACCAAGGCGGGGAGGAGTTTTACGTTTACTTCTCAAAGGAGACGGTACGCAAGGCATCCGAACTATTCTTGATGCGTGGCTATCAAGGTAACACAACGCTCGAACACGCAGCGGAGCTTAATGGCTTGTCGGTGGTTGAGTCGTGGATTATTGAAGACCCCAAAAAGGACAAGACGGCCATTTACGGAATGGAGTTGCCCGAAGGAACTTGGATGGTCTCAATGAAGGTAAATAACGACGACGTTTGGGAAAACTACGTTAAAACAGGCCGTGTAAAGGGCTTCTCAATAGAGGGCTACTTTGTTGATAAGTTGCAAATGGAATCCCACTTGGAACGCATCGAGGAAGAAGAAGCCGAGTTCCTGCTTTCTAACATTATTGCCAAAATCAAAAAGGACGGCCGCCTAAAAAGCAAGAAGCGAATCGAAATGGAATCGTATAGCGACTATCCAGAGGCAGTTCGCAACAACGCAAAGCGGGGCATCGAACTAAACGAGAAAGGCGGTAACAAGTGCGCCACACAAGTCGGCAAGATACGAGCGCAACAACTCGCAGACGGTAAGCCCATAAGCGTTGAAACAATTAGCCGTATGTACTCGTACCTATCAAGAGCCGAAACATACTACGACGAAGGCGATACCGAAGCGTGTGGTACTATTAGCTACTTGCTATGGGGCGGACTTGCCGCCAAGCGTTGGTCTGAATCTAAATTAAAAGAACTCGGTAAATTATGAAAGAGACACCATCCCGCACCTCACCCAAGAACGGCAAGCGTGGCTGCCTATGCAAAAACAACACCTATTCCTCCAAATGCTGCGATGGTTCACTCCGAGCGCAAGGAGTAGGGCCAGTGAACAAAGCCCCGAATTTGTAACAATCCAATAACCATTTAATTAATTGCGTATGAAGGCAAGTGAAATTTTCACCAAGTTCTTTGCGGAGCTATCCGCAGTAGAAGAAGAAGTTAAGTTGGCGCAAGCCAAACTTGACAACGGCACTGTCCTTGAGGCCGAAGCATTTGAAGCTGGCCAACCCATCTTTATCGTTAGCGAAGAAGACCGCATTGCTGTTCCAGTAGGTGAGTACCGAATGGAAGATGGACGTGTCCTCGTTGTTACCGAAGAAGGCGTTGTTGGCGAAATCAAAGAAGCAGCAGCCGAAGAGGAAACACCAGAGGTAGAAATAGAGGTAGAAGCCGCTATGGAGCCGTCTGTTGAAGACAAAATCAAAGAGGTGGTTATGCCCCTCATTGAGGAAATGAAGGCGGAGTTGTCCGCTATGCGTGAGGAAATGGGTGCATACAAGAAGAAGCAAGAAATGTCTTCTGACGTACCAGCCGCTTCCCCTATTAAACATAACCCAGAAGGAAAGACCAAGGAAGTTGTAAACCTGTCGCAGAACGCAACAGAGTCAGCCCTTGACCGTGTCCTTGCACGACTAAACAAATAAACCAAAATAACAAATGCCTACTAACACTTCTATCACCACGACGTATGCTGGCGAATTTGCTGGTAAATACGTTGCTGCCGCTCTGTTGAGCGCACCTACCTTGGACAAAGGCCTCATCGAGGTTATGCCCAACGTATTGTACAAATCCGTTATCCAAAAGGTTAACACGGACGACATTTTGAAGGACGCTACTTGCGACTTCGACCCTACGTCTACCGTTACCTTGACCGAGCGTGTTTTGACCTTGGAAGAGTTCCAAGTTAACTTGCAAATGTGCAAAAAGGACTTCGAGCAAACTTGGCAAGCCGTTGAGATGGGCTATTCTGCATTCAAGAATATCCCCGCTTCTTTCACCGACTTTTTGATTGCCTATGCTGCCGAGCGTGTTTCTGCCCGTATCGAACAGAACATCTGGGCTGGTGTTAATGCATCTTCTGGCCAGTTCGCAGGTTTCCAAACTTTGTTCGCTGCTGATTCTGACGTTATCGACGTAACTGGTACTACCGTTACCGCTTCTAACGTAATCGCTGAATTGGGTAAGGTAGTTGACGCTATCCCTGCCGCTTTGTACGGTAAGCCAGACGTTTACTTGTACGTTTCTCAAAACGTAGCCAAGGCCTATGTACGTGCTTTGGGTGGCTTCGCCGCTTCTGGAGTAGGTGCTAACGGTTTGGACAACAAGGGTACTATGTGGTACGGCGACCAGCCCCTGTTCTTCGACGGAATCCCCGTCGTGTTGGCAGAAGGTTTGTCTTCTAACCGCATCGTTGCTGCTCAAAAGAGCAACTTGTTCTTTGGAACTGGTTTGTTGAGCGACAAGAACGAGGTTCGTTTGATTGATATGGCCGACATCGACGGTTCACAGAACTTCCGCTTGGTAATGCGTATGAGCGCAGGCATCCAGTACGGTATCGGTTCCGACATCGTTTACTACGCCTAATCGTTTCTAAATTTCCTTGAAGGGGGTGGTGGTGTAATAACGCCCCACCCCTTTCTTTTTTAACTTACTAAATAAAAACAAAATGGCTTGTGCTTTATCCCTTGGCCGTATTGAACCCTGCAAGGACGTTGTAGGTGGTTTGAATGCGGTTTACTTTTTGAACTATGCAAACCTTACGGTGACTTACGATGCTACCAATACGGATGCTATTGACGTTCTCGGAAGCGGATTGACCGCTTACAAATACGAATTGAAAGGAACCTCGTCTTTCGAGCAGGCAATCACTTCAAGCCGTGACAACGGAACCACGTTCTTTGACCAGACCTTGAATTTGACCTTGCACAAGTTGAGCAAGCAGTCACACAAGGAAATCAAGCTGATGGCTTACGGCCGTCCGATTGTAATCGTTGAAGACCGCAACAACAACTTCTTCGTTGCTGGTTTGGAACACGGTTGCGAGGTTACTGGTGGTACTATCGTTACTGGTGCTGCTATGGGCGATATGAGCGGTTATACTTTGGTATTGAACGGCCAAGAGCCAGTTCCTGCGAACTTCTTGGACGGCACTTTGTCTGCTGCTGGTATTTCAACTATCGTTGTTGGTTCTGACTTTTAATTATCTTTGACGTATGAATAAGCCGTTAGAGATTATTAACCGAATGAAGAAGGTCGAGTTGTCTGTCATAGATGACCTCAATTCTGCTATTGCATCCATCGGGCCTTTAAATTCAGATTACGAAGTTGTTATTCGCAACACAGATAGTTTTTTGAAACAGGCTCGTACTCTAACTGGGGCTTATGAACTGGTTACGACGCAAGCGGCGAAGGCCTTAAAGGGATATCAGAATGTCTTATCTGAAATCACCAAGGCGCAGCGGCAGTATGTAGCACAGGCAAAAGAGTTGGGTATTGACGCAAAAAAAACGCCAGACTACAACAAGTCGCAGCAACAAGCGTTGATTCTTGAATCCCGAATTGCGTTTTTGAAAAACCAATTAGATAGCGAGTTAAAGTCCGCAATTCCTAATTTGTAACTTTAAACAACCTCAGAAAGGCCACCTTCGGGTGGCTTTTTTGTTTGTAAGAAAAACAAAACGACTGCTTTGGGTTAATTAAAAGATGAATATCTTAACAACAAGCGCATCGTCTCAAAACCTCGTTATCATTCCGAGGTCGTTTCCTGCTTCGGTGGTTGTCAAGTTAACCAACGAGTCAACTAACACCACGCAGCAACAGACGATAACTCCAACGTCCGCAAATGGCTATATGACCATTGCAGCGGCTTGGGTATTGGAAGAGGCCAACTTCTACTTGTTTGAAGTATTTAGCGGCTCTAACTTAATCTACCGTGGGCGTGTATTTTGCACCAACCAAACGAACTTCGAGAAGTACACTGTTAACTCTGGCGTGTACACGCAGGAGACCGCTGGGGATAATACATTTGTAATTATATGAGCAACGTAAGATTTGTAGCAATGAACTCCTACGTTCGCCCCGAAATTAAAGAGGTGGCGAATAAGGGATGGGTAGAGTATGGAGACGACAACAACTACTTCCAGTATTTGATTGACCGCTATAACGGAAGCCCGACCAATAACGCTATTATTAATGGCATTATTGATATGGTGTACGGAAAGGGCCTTGGCGCAACAGACGCATCCAGAAAGCCCGACGAGTACGCAATGATGATGGCCTTGTTTAGCAAGGAATGCGTTAAGCGTGTTTGCTCCGATTTTAAGATGATGGGTAACGCAGCTATGCAGGTTATCTACAACCAAGACCATTCCAAGATTGTAAAGGTCGAGCATATCCCCGTTGAGACGCTACGAGCCGAACGTGCCAATGAGAAGGGCGATATTCCCGCTTACTACTACGCAAAGAGCTGGGATGCTGTAAAGGCACGCAAAGAGGAACCAGTACGCATTGATGCGTTTGGTATGTCCAATAACGGAATTGAAATCCTTTACATTAAGCCCTACAAAGCAGGATATTACTACTACGCACCAACAGACTACCAAGGTTCACTTCCGTATGCCGAGTTGGAAGAAGAAGTTGCCAATTACCATATTAACAATATCAAGAACGGCCTTGCGCCTTCGATGCTGGTTAACTTCAATAACGGAATCCCAACCGAAGAAGACCAGACGCTAATCGAGCGCAGGATTGCAGACAAGTTTTCTGGTAGCTCGAATGCTGGTCGGTTTATCTTGGCGTTCAACGACAACAAGGAACTCGCAGCAACAATCGAACCCGTACAACTGTCCGATGCAAGCGACCAGTACCAGTTCTTGTCTACGGAATGCACCCAAAAGATTATGGTAGGCCACAGGGTGACTTCTCCTATGCTTTTAGGCATCAAAGACCAGTCAGGGTTAGGCAACAACGCAGACGAGCTTAAAACGGCTTCTATTCTGTTTGATAATATCGTTATCCGCCCTTTGCAGGAAATAATCTTGGATGCTATTGAGCAAGTGTTGGCATTTAACCAAGCAACTCTAAATATCTATTTCAAGACCCTTCAACCGTTGGAGTTCAAGGAGGAAATTGTTGCTCCTACGGACATTGTAGAGGAATCGACAGGAATCGAGGATAGCAGCTTTAGTTTATCTTCTGACGCTACCGATGCCCAATTAGACGAGGTATTCGACCGCCTTGCTGAATTTGGCGAGGACGAGGACTTGGAGAACTGGGATTTGGTAGACGAGCGGCCCGTTGACTACGAGCAAGAGGCGTATTTAGATTCACTTCTAAAACTTGCTAAAACAGGAGACGCATTCCCAAACGCTAAAAGCGAGCAAGACGGGGTAAGCAAGGATGGACGCAAGTATAAGATTCGTTATGCTTACGCTCCCAATTCCGCAAAGAGCAACAGCCGAGACTTCTGCAAAAAGATGGTAAACGCAAAGAAGGTATACCGCAAGGAGGACATTGAGCGGATGGGCAAACAAGAGGTTAACGCTGGCTTCGGGCCACGTGGTGCGGCTAACTACGACATCTGGTTGTACAAAGGTGGCGCACGTTGCCACCACTTCTGGATGCGTAAGACCTACTTGGCAAAGGCCGAAGGCGTAACGCCAGATGCTAAAAACCCGAATGCTGACATTTCGGTTAACCAAGCCCGCAAAGCAGGAGTTGATTTGCCAAAGAACGACAAGAAGGTTGCTACCCGCCCTGTCGATATGCCAAACGAAGGATTTTTACCTAAAAGCAAGAAATAATGCCCAAGGCCCTGTTTATTAAAAGAGAAGACCTTGTTCGTAACACGGTTATAGGCGGCAACGTGGACACTGACCGCTTTATACAATTCATCTCTATCGCCCAAGATATTCACGTCCAGAACTACACTGGAACGAAACTCTATGAGCGTATTTCAAACGAAATCCTAAACGACACCTTGGCAGGCGACTACTTGGCTTTGGTGGTGGACTACATACAGCCGATGCTTATTCACTTCGCAATGACCGAGTACCTGCCTTTTGCAGCGTACACCGTTGCCAACGGAGGCGTGTTTAAGCATATAAGCGAGAACTCAACAAACGCAGAAAAAATTGAAATTGACTATTTAGTTGAGAAGGAGCGAACGATTGCACAATACTACGCACAACGCTTCATTGACTATATGGCCTTCCATTCAACCGAATTTCCCGAATACAATGAAAACGTCAACGAGGACATCTACCCAGACCGAGACAACCGAGCGTCTTCGTGGGTGCTATAAACCCAAGCAAGAGAATATAAATAAACTACGCAGTTACTTAAGCAAAGATGGCAAATAATATCGGATGGGGGCAGGTCTACTGCTCAACTGAATGGGGAGACGAGGACTACAACACCCGCAGCTTGGGCTTCGATGGTGTGCCTGCGTGCTTTAATAACGCCTATACATACGCAGAGGCATACGAGGTTCGTGTCCTTGCGGATAGCGGTAGAGTTGAGGGCTTCGAGTGTTTGGAGGTTGCTATTGACAAATTAAACTTTAACTAATGGCCAGTTTTTACGAAGATGCTTCGCTTGTTGTTATACCAAGCGGCTACAAGACAAGCAAGATTTACGCAGAGAAGCCGACTGATGGGTCGGGAGATTTGACTTTTACCCGTGCTTCGGGTGCTACCCGTGTTGGGGCAAATGGCCTAATTGAGGAGGTGCGTACTAACTTGGTTTTGCAAAGCAATACGTTTAGCACTACTTGGGTTAACTCCGACTCAAATGAGACAAGTGGACAAGCGGGCTACGATGGAACAAACAATGCGTGGCGATTAACAACAACACTTTCTGGAGGATTTATATTTCAAGGTGTTGCCATAAGCGGAATTACCACTTTTTCGATTTACGCAAAGGCGGGAACTCAAAACGGGATTATTCTTTATTCCGTACACGTGGCGCAGGGTATCAATTTTAATTTATCAACTGGAGTAGTAGGGGCTGCGTTTGTTGCTGCACCTTTAGGTTCACGAATTGAATCAATAGGGAATGGATGGTATCGTTGTAGCATTACGGTTTCTTCTTCGTCTACAAATAATTTTCGGATTTATGTATCGGATGGTACAAATCCTTCACTTGGAAACGTTTTAATTCAAAACTCACAAGTTGAGGCAGGCGACATCGCAACAAACTACATACCCACCACCACCGCAGCCGTATCAGTTGGGCCAGTGAGCAACGTACCCCGTCTTGACTATACAAATAGCAGTTGTCCTCGCCTGTTGCTGGAACCGCAGCGGACTAATTTGTTTACGTTCTCGGAATCTTTTGACGATTCCAGTTGGACTAAAGCTGGTTCAACTATTACGGCTAACAATGCCACCTCACCAGATGGATATAGTAGTGCGGATAGGATTGTTGAAACCGCAACAACCGCCACGCATTTGATTTTGCGGTCTGTTGCTTTAACGGCAGCGAGCCATACATTTAGCTGCTTTATCAAAGCGGTTTCTGGCAGCACCCGAAACGTAGGACTTTTGTTTAATACAACTGGAAAAGGTGTAATTGTAAATCCCTCAAATGGTGCCGTAGTTCTTTATTCTGGAACTACTGCAGCGGACGTTAAAATTGAAACCTACTCAAACGGGTGGTATCGTGTGGCGGTTACCGCTACAACGGCAGCAATTACCGAAAGTTTGCGAATTTACTTGGCTAACGGAACAACTTGGACGGCTCCTTATGCTGGCGATGGAACAAGCAGCGCACTAATCTGGGGCGCACAAGTGGAAGCAGGAGCCTACGCCACCTCTTACATTCCAACGCTGGGCGCAACTGTTACCCGTGTGGCCGATGCTGCCTCAAAGACGGGCATAAGCTCGCTTTTAAGCGCTTCGGAATACACGCTATTTTGGGAAGGTACGCACATCCCGACTGGGCAGTTCAATAGTTTTATGACTATTTACAACGCTGCGAACAATGCTTTCAGCGCTCGTTTCTATCGAAATAATACAAACAACGAAGTAAGAGCTACTATGTTTAACCCTTCGACAAGCTTCTCTTTAGATATGGGGTCGGGAATAACTGCTTCATACATTAAATGCGCTTTACGTGTAAAGGCTGGAAATTACGCATTTTATGTGAATGGAAGCCTTGTCAATTCAAGCACAAACGCACTTGCGCCATCGAATATACTTGATTCTGTAAACTTACAATTCTATGGGAGTTCGCAATCTTTTGACCAAAATACCGCCCAAGCTTTGTTCTTTAAAACTGGATTAACCAACGCCCAACTGGCAGAACTTACCACGCTATGATGACTGCATCGAGTTTGTATAGTACGAACTCTTTTGTATATTTACAAAAAGAATCTGCTATGGAAATTTGGAAAGACATCAAAGGGTACGAAGGATTGTATCAGGTTTCAAACGAAGGTCGTGTGAAAGCGTTGAGCCGAGTTGTCAAATCACGTTGGGGGACACCCAAGCTGTTGAAGGAAAAAGAGATTCGTGAGATAGTTGACTCGCTCGGCTACTCACGTTTGTCTTTGTCTAAAGATGGTATGGTTAAGGCACACAAGATTCACCGCTTGGTTGCTGAAGCGTTTTTGGTTGGAGAAGGTCACATCAATCATATTGACGGCAACAAGCAAAACAACCACGTTTCAAATCTTGAGTTCTGCACCCAGCGAGAAAACAACATTCACGCTCAAGAAACAGGACTGAAGCCAAGAAAATACTACATTCCGATTGTATGCAATGAAACTGGTGAGATGTTTGAGTCAAAGTCCGCCCTTGCTCGTTCGCTTGGAGTTTCGGCAGTTATGGTTTCCTCTTACATTCGTGGCAATATGAAACATATCAAAGGAAAAACTTACATACAATTACAATGAAAACACTTAAATACGAGTTTGCGGATTGGGCAACAGCCAAAAAAGCAATAGAAAAGACCACCACCTCGTTGGATGGCATTACAGAAACAACGTGGAATACGGAGCTCGTAGTGGCCGTTGTAGAACTTGGGCATATCTGCACCCAATGGGAAACAAACGAGCAAGGAGAGCAGGTCTGCGTAAGCGAGAATCCAAACTATGCCGTTGACATCCTTTGGCAGAATGAGCCGCTTGCCGCCTATGCTGAATCGGTTGTGTGGCCTGCGCCTTGTGGCATTCACATCTTTGCGGGATGGGAAGAAATCTACGCCCAAGAATACTGCGCAGCCAACCCAGATGCCGCCTATTGCCAACCCCCAGCCCCGATTGACGAATGAAACACGATAGTACAAGCGCAGTAGCAACAAGTTGGTCTTTGGCCGTTGGTGGACTTACGATTGCCGAGGTACACCAGATTGCAGGAATGATCGTAATGCTAACATCATTCATTTACACCTTGTGGCGTTGGAGTCGGGATATTAAGAATGATAGATAGAATTTTTAGAAACCCAAAGACAACCGTAATAGGACTTATCTTAATTTCGTTCGGAGGTATTCTCGTTTGGTACGAGAAAGCGTCTCTAACGGAGTTTAGTGCGTTCCTAATGGGTGGATTTGCTTTAATAATGAGCAGAGATGGCGAAGGAGCAACAAGCCAAGAAAAAGGCAAAACCAAAACTCGGAAGGCACACCAAAAGCCCGAACAAAGGGGTGACGAGTAAGAAGTACAGGGGGCAGGGAAGATAAAATCCCGCATAAGGGATAACTTGCTACCAAAAAGTGCGATATAAGACACGTTAACTCGGAACCAGTTAGAGTTACTGCATAAAATTTATCAAAAATGAAGCTATCTGAAAATTTCAGTTTGAGCGAGTTCACCGAGACCTCAACTGGTCTACCGAACAAGCCAAGCCAAGAGGCGATAACCAATTTGAAATACTTGGCGCAATACGTCCTGCAACCAGCACGAGACAAGTTCGGGCCTATTGAAGTCACCAGCGGCTATCGCTCGCCTGCGGTTAATGCAGCAGTTGGGGGCGTGGGAGCAACAAGCGACCACCTATTCGGACGAGCAGCAGACATTAAGCATAAGGACTTGGCTTCTGTATTTGCGTTTATACGCAAGCAGACGCATTTTAAGCAACTTATCTGGGAGTTTGGTACAGACAAGCAACCAGCGTGGATTCACGTAAGCTACGACGTTAACAACAATAAAGGAGAAGTATTAAAAGCAATTAAGAAAAATGGGAAAACCAAATACATCCAATTTTGAAAGCTGGCTTAATGAACTCGAAGACGTACCCACACCCCCTGCTTGCTCTATTGATAGTCCTAATTGTGAGTCTTGTTCTGGGTAGTTGTTCCGCTGAATGGCATTTGCGCCAAGCCGTAAAGAAAGGAGCAAACGTCTGGCAAACGAAGTTTGATACCACTATTGTAACCAAAGAAAGAAACCTTTGGGATACGATCACGCTAAAAGATATTGATACGGTAGTTGTCCAAAAGGATAACATACGCCTAAAAATTGTTAGGAACTTTGATACGGTGCGTGTTAAAGCGACTTGCCTACCCGACACCGTACAGGTGACTAAATACATAAAGACCTCTGTAACGGCTCCTGAAAGCCGCAATTACGAAAAGTACCTGATGCTGTTTGCAGTTGGTATGCTGATAATAGTGTTATTAAGGCGATAGAGGTGCTTTATTTGCGTTCTAACGCACTTTCTACCAAAATTGGTACATTGATATACCTTGACTAATAAAATGCGTCTAAACGCAAATTTTCTTTTATTTTTAATTTTAGTCAAGTTATAGATTTACTAACTAGTTAAGTTAATTATTAGTTGATTAGTTAAGTAAGTTAACTAACTAAGTTGTAAAAAATAAGCATTAGGAGCATACCTCCGACAAGTGTTAATAACTTTTTTGTTTTCAACACTGCAACAACCTAAACAATCCTGCATTAGGTTTGCAATATGGGAACAGATAGAAACACCAAGCGAATGAAATACTTTGCTATCGAGGAAGGTCGTTTGAAGAACGACTACACCAACGCCTTCTTGAATCATTTTGGCTTTTGCGACTACAACTTGTCTATTGACGAAGCAAGAGACATACGCAAATACAACACGTTCGAGAACGGCACAAAGCACTTCGACCAGTGAGCGCACCTAAATACTACATTGGCAAGTACAAGGGCATCGAAGCGATGGACGTGGTACTCGACTTCCAAGAGGATAACTACAACCTCGGAGTAGCAATCGCTTACTTGCTCCGTGCTGGCAAGAAGCAAGACAACCCGTTAGAGCAAGATATTGAAAAAGCAATAATCCACCTACAACGTGAATTAAAGCACCAGCGGAATAAAAAAGCGGAGGGTGGCTACGGCGAGGGTGGTTTGTGACACACGCATAGAAGTCACCTTGGGCAAGGTTCCTTCGCTTAACCAGTTCTACTCGTCAAAGCATTGGATAGTACGCAAGAAGGCCAAGGACAAGTTTGTTGCCGAGGTTCTTGATCAATTAGCAGGGTACGATAAATTCAAATTCAGTTCACTGGTGGTAAACCTTGAACATAACTACGGCTACGATAACGATAATTGTATAATGGCCATCAAGTTTGCCTTGGATGGCTTGCGTAAGCACGGAGGCGTGCAGGACGACACGGCTCGGTTTGTTACAAAAGTTTCCATATTTAGAAACTCCGAAATAGAAAAGAATACTGGCAAAGTAATTTTTTTTGGTGAATGTTTGTGGTATTGATTTTTTACATATCTTTGAACCATTAACCAACACACTCACTTTATGGAATACACCTTCCGAACGAATTGGTCTCAAGATGGGGCCGCACAAATGGTGGAGTTTCTGCAACACCGCATCGAGGCACTTGCCTCACGCAACGAGTTCCTCGAAGCAGAAAACGAAGTATTAAAAAGAACCTTAATTAACGAATTGCAAAATGGCTAAAATCACCAGCATCACCCCCACTGGACAGTGGAACGAGTTTTTCAAGTTTGAAGTACGCTTTGACGATGGAGACTTCGGAACGACTTTCGCAAAGTCCACAACTCCCCCTTACGCAGTAGGTGACGACGTTACTTACACGAAGAACGAGAAGGGAACTATCAAGATTCAAAAAGCAGGATTCCAAAACAACTACACCGCTCCGTTTGCCAAAAGCTCGGCTGGTGGTGACGACCGTGGTAAGTCCATTATCCGTCAGGTTGCTTTGAAGTCGGCTGTTGAAATGTCTGCGGCTTACGTTTCACAAGGAGCAACGATTCCAGTAGATAAGATTTTTGAGCTTGCCGATAAGTTTAACGCTTGGATGCTCAACGAGCAGAAGGGCGCAAGTCACGAGGAACACTTCGCTCCACGTGTAGAAGAAAGCAGTCCTTTTTAGTGTGTGTGTTTTTTAGGACTGCTGGCCCCTCTTCGGAGGGGCTTTTTTTTGCTTTGAGTTTTTTGTATTGATATTTTGTTTACTTTTGACCAAACACACAGAATGAGACATCCAGACATCCTAACCAACGAAGCGGTACTTCCGTTTCTAGAACGAGCAAGAGCGGGCAAGTATTTCGATACTGGCAAGCTCGGCAATCCCAAGATAGACGAGTACCTCCGTTTCAAAGACGGGGAGTTTATCGTTGTAACTGGCCACGCCAACGTGGGTAAGACGCACACGCTTATTTACCTTATGCTTATGCAGAGCCAGAACTACGAGAAGAAGTGGTTGGTCTATTCAGCAGAAAACGAGGTACACTCACTCAAAAGAAAAATGATTGAGTTTCTGGCCTGCGCTCCGATTCAGCAGATACCAGAACACGTAATGTATCGGCATCTGGACTTTGTAAACGAATACTTTACGTTTATTGACGGCAATAAGCTATACGATGCCTTCGGCCTGTTGCGGGTTATGGAGGAAATCAAAGAGGAATGGGAATACACTGGTGCGCTTATTGACCCGTACAACTCACTATCTACCGACCAAAAGAAACTTGGGAAGACAGGGATGCACGAATACCACTACGAGGTGGCCTCGGCTATTCGGGTTTTTGCCCACAAGAACAACGTAACAACAATCGTAAACACACACCCAGTAACCGAAGCAATGCGTAGAACGTTTCCGCAAGGCCATCAATACGCAGGTCTACCAATGCCCCCAATGACTTCCGATATTGAAGGAGGGGGCAAATGGGGCAACCGTGCCGATTGCGTTCTTGTGGTTCACCGTATGGCCCAACACCCGACCGACTGGTTATTTACCGAGCTGCACGTGAGAAAAACAAAGGAAATGGAAACAGGCGGACGACCTACTCCGCTGGGTGACCCTATCCGTATGGAATCAATTAGAGGTAACGTTGGATTTAAGATAGATGGCTATAACTTGCTCGACCAACAGACACCAGTACAAATTACCTTAAATGACACCGATGCACCATTCTGAAGACGCTTGGGAGATTCACGTCAGAGACAAGATTCTACGAGTTAATGATGCTATCCTTTGGATAAACCAAATAGCGGTAGACAACCCGACCGAGACCGTAATTGTTGATCATTTACTTTCGCTATGGAAGGCAACGCAAATGCTGGAGGATATGGTTGACCTTAAAAGGACGTTAGACGTGAAGGTACTTGAAGCCCGTTTGGATAACTCTAAATTGCGATATGACCTAAACCAGTCACTTATACAACTTGACCAAGCAAAAGCCGAAATCCTAAAACTTCAAGAGCAACTAATATGAGAGGCGATTTTATCCCCCTGCCGTTTGACATTGACGAAATTTTTGAAATAGACCAAAAGCGTTATGTCGTCCTTGACTACCGCAGAGCAAGCAACTGGAAGGACTGGGGAGCGTGGATGCTTATACAAGACGAGCAAGGCAAGACCTACAACGTTCCACTCTTACACGTACTAACGCAGCGCCAGATGGGCAAGGCACAATACCGAGGTAAGCGGTGAACTACAAAACATTCTGCGACTACATCCAGTACGAAGACGATGGAACCCGCAAGGCAAGAAACGTGGTTGTTCGCTCGGCTTATTGCAAGGCGTTCCGACCTATGTACACGCTAACGGAGCTTGGGTTCCAATTAGGTAAAGACCATTCGACCGTAATTCACTATGAGAAGTTGCAATACAGACGCAACGCTTTTTATGAATCGGCATTAAAGTCGGCCTTGCATATCCGAGGTGAATTGCCAAAGCAAGAAACGCCCGAAGAAAAAACGGTAACCAATGTGCTTAATTATGATTATTTGGTTAAAGAGAATGCAGAATTGAAGCAACAGATAACGTATCTAAAAGCCAAGCTGCAACAAATAAACCAGATAACCAATGAATTTTAATATCGGATTTTACCCTATTTACGGAGTTTTACTTGGATTCAACTGGTCGAAAGTAGAACTTGACGACATCGAAGTTCAACAGATACAGATACCCTTACTTATCTTTATCCTCGAAATCGAATGGGAGAACTACTTGAACGATTAGCAGAACGCCACTCCGACTGGATTCGGATGGCTAAAAGTTTTGGTGCGGACTACGATACCGCCCAAGACCTCGTTCAAGATATGTACATAAGATTGTACACGTATGTAAAGGACTTTGAGAAGATTCGCTATGGCGAAGAACCCAACACGTTCTTTGTTTATATTACATTACGGAACCTTTACTTGCGCCAGCAGCAACAGGCGGCTAAATTCGTATCTATTGAAGAGTTCGACGATATAGACGAAATGCACGACCTCGATTCTGACTTGGCCTTTACGGAACTTGCCGAAGCAGTAAAGGGCGAAATTTCTAGATGGGATTGGTACGATAACAAGCTATTCACCCTGTACCACGATTCAAACGTTTCAATGCGTAAGTTATCTAACGACACCAAAATAAGTTTGCGTTCAATTTATCACACTTTGAAAAATGGCAGAGAACGAATTAAAAGCAACTGCGAAGCCGAGTACCAAACGTGGTCGAAAGCCAAAAGGTCTCGGTGATCGCATCGAGCAGTTTACCGAAGCCACTGGCATCAAGGCAGTAGTCGATTGGTTTAGCGATACTACTGGCGTGGACTGCGGATGCGAAGCCCGCAAGGAGAAGCTCAACAGATTATTCCCAAGCAAGAATCCAAAATGCTTGGAACAGAACGAATACGAATGGCTTACCGAGTTCTATGCACGGTACAAGTCCTCAATGAGTTCCGCAGACCAAAAGCAAATAGCCAAGATTCACGCTCGTATTTTTAACCACGCCTACCATATCCCCTGCGGTTGCAATCCTAAACTTTGGAAGCAGTGGATTGAGGAATTGCGTAGCGTTTACTCCGAGTATGAAGTATAGTGCTGGTAAATTTGTTCAGTCGGCATACGATAGGGACGACAGGTGGGGTATTTTAATCGTAACCGAGTGGCTGAAATCATTTGGCAGCAGGTTTGAAATCATTGAAAAAGAAAAAGAGGACTATAAGGTTGACCTTGTTGCATTTGATAACGAGAAAGGAAAAACAATTTCATTCGAGGTAGAGGTTAAACACAAATATCCTTTCACGAGTGAGGAATCTTTCAGGTTTGACACGGTTAGCTTTTTGGGTCGCAAAAAAAAGTATGGCGACTTCTATTATGTTATTGTGTGCGGAGAAACAAAGTCGCTCCTTATGGCTCATTCGAGCGTTATTTACCAAGAGGACTATCGTGAGTTGAATAAGGTATCAACAAACGAAAGAAGCGGATTAGACGAATTTTACAGAGTCCCAAAATCTAAATGTAAATTTTATGCCACTACCAACCCCTAAAGCCAAAGAAGACCAAAAGGAGTTTATCAATCGTTGCGTAACAGACGACACAATGATAACTGAATACCCTCGGAAAGACCAGCGATTAGCGGTATGCTACACGCAATGGAAAAATAAATAGTCCTTCGGGGCTATTTTTTTTACCTCAATGTTGTATGTATTAAAAATTTTATATCTTTGGTGAACATTAAACACACACACAATGAAAAACAAACTGATTGACCTATTCCAAGACGTGACCGTTTGGCTCGCTTGGTACTTGATTGTAAGCACAGCGTTGCTTGCTATTTTTATTGTTCCATCCTACATCGCACAAGTGCTATGCAAGTAACCTACACCGACCTTATGTACGAGGCCGAGAACCAAGGTCTTGCACCCGAAGACATCACAGGCGACTACTTCGAGGTATTTGCCTCTTGGGCAGGATTCAAAACCGTACAAGATATGTTTAGCTGGCGGTTGGACGTTGTCGATGCTTACGGCATTGGTGACGTTGACCAGCACCCATATCAACCAGCAATGGTTGAGGGCTTCAACTGGGAGCCGTTGTACGAGCGAGCAATGGAGCAGGATTTTAACTACTTACACTTTTAATTATGACACTTACCGACCTATTTGTAAAGATTGCATCCGAACACGGAGCAAGAATCGACCAAAAAGATATTGACTTCTTGAAGCGAATTGAAGAATCCGACAAGGAAATAAACTACCAGCGTGGATTTAACGAGGCATTGCAACTGGCCATAAACGCTAAATAATGAAAATAAATCACCTTGACCTTTTTAGTGGAATAGGCGGGTTCCACTTGGGATTCGAGCGAGCAGGATTCAAAATCAAATCCTACTTCTCGGAGATTGACAAACACGCCATCGCAGTTTACAAACACAAATTCAAAGACGCAACTTATGTCGGTTCAGTCACAGATGTTCACGGAGGAGACCTTCCACGAATTGACCTTATCACCTTTGGAAGTCCTTGCCAAGATTTCTCACTTGCTGGAAAGCGTGCGGGTATGGGAGGAGATAGAAGCTCCCTTATCCTTGAGGCCATTCGACTTGTGCGGGAATGCAGACCAAGAGTTTTTATCTGGGAAAATGTTAAAGGGGCATTCAGTTCAAACGCTGGCGAAGACTTTGCGGCAATCCTCCAAGAGTTTGCCGACATTGGGGGCTATCGACTTGAATGGCAACTGCTTAATACATCGTGGTTTCTGCCCCAAAATAGAGAGCGGATATACCTTGTCGGATATTCTACAACCCCAAAGCGAGGTTGGCGAGGAGTATTTCCTATCGCAACAAACAATCAAAAGGCTGATGGTAATACAAAATGCGGCCATCAGTCCGCTCAAACCCTCACGGCACGATATTTTGCAAGCACCTCTCAAGGAACTTACATTGGTGAGCGTGACAAAGTTCGCAGGCTAACCACTATTGAATGCGAACGCTTACAGGGTTTCCCCGACCAACACACCGCCTTCGGTAATTACGATGGAGAAGTAAAGCCAGTAAGCAATACCCACCGATACAAACAATGCGGAAACGCAGTAACTGTTGACGTAGTGTCGGCCGTAGCTAAAAAATGCATACCTTTATTTAAATGAAAATAATTGAACTATTAGACGGCAGCACCTGGGATAGGGCAACCGTTATGGAAAAGATGATGGAGGACTCGTTTTACTACGGCTACCTTTCAAAGGCCGCACTTTCGTCCTCGGCTTGTAAACTCTTGCTCCAGTCGCCAAAGACGTACCACTACGTCACCAAATACGGCCAAGAAGAATCCGATGCCTTCTCGGTAGGGCGGTTGGTTCACTTAATGGCCTTGGAACCGCACCGAGTTGAGGAGTACGACATTATCGATGTTCAGTCAAAGAATACGAATATGTGGAAGGAAGCCAAAGCAAGAGGCGGCCAAATAATCACCAAGAAGGAATACAACGAAGCAAGACGCATCGCAGATGCCCTGCTACGCAACGAATCCGTCCTCGGTTACATTCAAGGTTGCCAATTTGAGGTTCCTGCTATTGGAACGATAGAGGGCGTACCTTTTCGAGCAAAAGCCGACATATTAGGAGACAACTTTATTGCAGACCTAAAAACCACTACCGACTTACGTGCGTTTCCTTATTCAGCAAAGAAGTACGGTTACGACTTGCAAGCGTATATCTACACTCGGCTCTTTGGGGTGCCTATTGACAAGTTTATATTTATTGCAATCGACAAGGCGAGTTTAGACGTGGGCATTTACACTATTAGCCCTGCGTTTGTTGAAGAAGGCGAAAAGAAGTTGCAAGAGGCAATCGCCTTGTACAAGGAGTTTTTTATGGGAGTGGACGAGCCAGAGCTGGATAACTACACAATCGTTGGGCAGTTATGACCGATATAACCAAATGCACAGGCAGGGGATGCGACCTTCGGGAAACTTGTTACCGATTCACGGCTCCTGCTGGTATGCTTCAATCCTACTTTATGACCTCGCCAATTAAAAAGGGTGAATGCGAAATGTATTGGAACACCAAAGAGAAATGAAACCAGAAACAGCAAACCGAACAGCATTAGAGTGGCTTGAGTACGAGTTCGTAAAACTTGAAAGCACGATTGGAGTCCATAGCGGTATGTATCATTTAATTGAAAAAGCCAAGGAGATGGAGAGGTGGCAGATTATGAATGCTTACGACATCGGATGGATTGACTGCAAAAACTCTGGTGGAAAATACCTTAACGACCAATACTATTTTGAAACCTTTAACACCAACGAGAAATGAAACAGACAGCAGTAGAGTGGTTTTCCAATCAATCATATGAATTATTTGAGCAGTATTCAGAGGGCAAATTTGATAGGATAAAACTTAACAAATTGATGCTTGAAGCGACTGATAAAGCAAAAGAAATGGAGAGAGAGCAAACAATAAGATTTGCAATGAATAATCTTGAAAATAATTGCTATGCAACATTTGAAGGTAGTGTCGATACGCATATATTAATCGAGGATTATTACGATGAATTATTTGATTCAAGTAACAAATGAAAGCAACGCTCGAATACGAATTGCCAGACGACCAGATAGAGTTCGACTTGGCAACGTCCGCTTCTAAAATGCACTCGGTACTTTGGGATTTAGACCAATGGCTGCGTGGCAAAACCAAGTACGCACCCGATGGAACCTCGGAAGGTGAATTGAAGGCGTACTATGCCTGCCGTGACCAACTGCGGGAGTTAATGAATGACAACAATATAAACTTATGAGCTGCGCTAATTACACCTATGTAGAAGACGAGGAAGAGAAACGCCTCCGCATTATTATTCGTAACGGAAATTCTGGAGAACATTATGAAGAAGCACACGAAGATTTACTTCCAAGCGATGGGCATAAGCCCAGTTGAGTTTTTGGGCTGCGAAGTGTGCGGCCGAAGGGCCGTAGACATTCACCATATCGAGCCAAGGGGGATGGGTGGGAGCAAGACACGAGACGTAATCGAAAACCTAATGGCCTTGTGCCGTGAGTGCCACCACGAAGCCGATTTTGGTGTTGAATTGTCCAAAGACTTTTTGAAGGCCGTACATTTGAAAAAAATATCTCAATGATTCATATCGTCACACCTTGCTCCAGACCCGAGAACCTCGAACATTTGCGGGAGACAATCCCCGCTGGCTGCACTTGGACGGTATTTATGGATTACTCCACTAAGAAGAAAAACGTACCAAAAGGCGTAAAGGTTATCCGCTCAAACATCGGTGGTGCTTGGGGACATCCGCTCCGCAACTTAGCCCTTGACTACTTGCAGGCATCAGCAAGCGACAAAGACTACGTTTACTTCTTGGATGACGACAACGTAATACACCCGAACTGGTACGAAGCCGTTAAGGATAGCAAAGAGGACTTTGTAAACTGGGCGCAATGCTTCCGCAACGGAGACCCACGTCTGCACGCTACTGACTCGCCACGAGTTGGAAACATCGACACTGCCTCTTATATGGTTCGCCTTGGGTTCATTGGCAAAGCAAGATTCGAATACATATACGAAGCAGACGGATTGTTTGCCCAAGCACTAATGGCAGGAAACCCAAAGATTAAGACTCACCAAGAGTATCTTTGTTACTACAACTATTTAAGATGAAGCCGAATATCCTTTGCATCGGAGACGAGAACTCTGGCGTTGTTTACCACCGCATCTACAAGCCCCTATCCCTACTAAAGGAGAAGGGGCTTATTGATTTTCAGATTATCAACTACAAGCAGGAAATCCAACCTGACAACTGGGAAGGCATCACACACGTTATCTTCTCCAGAGCCGTTCCGTTCTCTGGAGAGTCGTTCGCTAACTTCTTTGCCATCTGCAAGCAATCAGGCAAAAAGGTAATTATCGACAACGACGATTGGTGGCATTTAGCGTTAGACCACCCCTCTAAAATCACATACGACAAAGCAGGACTCGAACACCGTATAAGAAACTCGATGTACTTTGCAGACGAGGTATGGACAACCCAAAAGTATTTAGCCGACAAGATTCGGAAGATTAACAAGAACGTCGTAATAATTCCAAACGGCCTTGACCCATCCGACCCGCAATGGCAAATCACAAGGGAGCCCTCGGAAGAGATGCGCTTCGGTTACGTTGCAGGCATTAGCCACCTGCCAGACCTCATACAAAACAACATAGACCTTTCAACGGTTGAATCTTACGTTGCGGACATCGGAGGATACGTTGAGGCCAGCCGAGCAAGATACAAACTCCAAACAATGCCTCCGAATGAATACGGAGCGATGTACCAAGCCTTTGACGTTGCGTTGGCTCCGCTTATCCCAAGTGAGTTCAATCGCTGCAAATCAAATTTAAAGATGGTAGAGGCAGGGTTTGCTGGTTGTGCGTTAATTATTAGTGACGTTGCACCATACGCCAAACACCTAACAGATAAGAACTGCATTAAGGTTGCTCATAAGGGAGACTGGAACAAAGCCATTCGTGAACTAACAGAAGACAAGGCATTCGATATCGCTTGGCAACTTCACGCAGATATGATAACGAATTTTAACATCCACGACTTCAACGAAATTAGATTAGAACGTTTATGCAAATAGTACCAATTACCCAAGTGGTTCCCAATACGAGCAACCCACGAATTATCAAAGACGATAAATTCAAAAAGCTCGTAAAGTCAATCAAGGAGTTCCCTGAGATGCTAAACCTGCGTCCTATTGTCGTTGACAAGGATATGGTAGTACTCGGTGGGAATATGCGCTTGAAGGCGTGCAAAGCCGCTGGGCTTACCGAGGTGCCGATTATTGTTGCCGACCAACTAACGCCAGAGCAACAGGCGGAGTTCATCATTAAGGACAACGTTGGCTTCGGTGAATGGGACTGGGACATCTTGGCGAATGAATGGGATGCTGAGTTATTGCAGGACTGGGGCCTTGAATTGCCATTTGACAATACGCCTGTCTTAGAAGCGGAAGATGAAACTGATTTATCCGATAAAATAAAATCAGCATTCAGAATAGAAATAGAACTTGAGAACGAAGAAGAGCAAGAGAAGATGTATAATCAGTTAATAACAGACGGGTACAAATGCCGAGTTTTGACATTGTAAGGGAGTCCAAGCCCTCTAAATCTTTCCGTGTTGCTTCTGTAATGGGAAAATTTGACCTTGATTCTAATCACATTAGAGAGCACTTTGTTGGTAATATAGACATACCAAAAGAATGGAGTGTTGGTTTAATTGTTGGTTCTTCTGGAACGGGAAAAACAACAATCGCAAGAGAATTATTTGAAAACGCTTACATTACTGATTTTCAGTACAATGCAGAATGTATATTGGACGATATGCCAAAATCAAAGAGCGTTGACGAAATAACATCTGTATTTAATTCAGTTGGATTCTCATCACCACCATCTTGGCTTAAACCATATTCGGCATTAAGCAATGGTCAAAAGATGCGAGTTGACCTTGCGAATGCATTGTTACAGGATAAAGAGTTAATTGTTTTTGATGAGTTCACGTCTGTTGTAGACCGGAATGTAGCGCAGATTGGTTCTAATGCAGTCCAGAAGGCGGTTCGCAAATCTGGAAAACAGTTTATTGCTGTAACTTGTCATTTTGACGTTGAAGATTGGTTGTTGCCAGATTGGGTGTTTGATACTGATTCTATGACCTTTCGTTCTTACGAAGGGCAAAAAAAAAATAGACCATCAATTAACTTTGAGATATTCCAAGCAGAAGATAAGTCAATCTGGAAGGTCTTTGCTAAACATCACTATTTGAGTCACAATCACCACAATGCAGCTCACGTCTTCGTAGGTTATGTTAATGGCCACTTAGCAGCATTCTTGAGCGTTCTTCATTTTCCGCATCCAAAAGTAAAGAATATGAAAAAAGTACATAGATTGGTTGTCTTACCCGATTATCAAGGTATAGGTATTGGAATGAAGATGCTTGAAAGTATTGGCGAGATTTACAAAAAGCAAAAAGATAGATATTCAATAGTCACATCTTCTCCCTCTTTAATTCACGCTTTGAAGAAATCTTCTAAATGGAGATGCTTGAGATTTGGCAGAACAAAAGAATCCACAGGAATATTAAAAGACAAAACATCCAAAGAACGTATAACAACATCATTTGAAATTAGATGACAAAAACTGACATTCATAAAAAGGCAATGATTGAAGCATTGGAGAAATCCTTAGGGGTTGTTACCTCTGCTTGCAAGAGCGTGGACATCGCAAGGCAGACTCATTATGAGTGGATGAAGGAGGATGAAGAATATAAAGCAGCAGTCGATTCAATCGCAGACGTGGCTATTGACTTTGCAGAAAGCCAACTACACAAACAAATCAAAGAGGGTAACTCCACCGCAACCATTTTCTTTTTGAAAACCAAGGGCAAGAAGCGTGGCTACGTTGAGCGTCAGGAAATTGATGCCGTAGGCGGTAAGTTGTTCCAAATAGAGGTACTTGGAGAAGATACGAACGAATAAGGTATTTAACCACCTGAAGCATAGCGACAAGAAGATTGTCGTTGAGCAGGGCGGTACACGGAGTGGGAAAACTTACAATATCCTGCTCTGGATTATCTTTGAGTATACCTACCGAAATACAGGCAAGACCATCACCATTTGCCGTAAGTCGTTCCCTTCGCTCCGGGCTTCGGTTATGCGGGACTTCTTTGAAATCTTGCGTAACTACGAATTGTACAACGAGGACTACCACAACAAGTCCAGCAACGAATACCACCTGAACGGGAACCTTATTGAGTTTATTTCGTTAGACCAACCCCAGAAGATACGAGGACGTAAGCGCAACCTGCTTTACATCAATGAGGGTAACGAGTTGTTTTACGAGGATTGGCAGCAGTTGGTATTCCGTACCGATGGGCGTATTATTATCGATTACAACCCTTCAGAATCTTTCCATTGGATTTACGATAAGGTTGTACCCCGTGAGGACTGCGACTTTTACCAAACAACGTACAGGGACAACCCGTTTCTCGATAAGTCGATTGTAGACGAAATCGAACGACTGAGGGATACGGACGAGGACTACTGGCGTATCTACGGCCTTGGTGAACGA